CCACTAAGGGGGAACTCTCAGCTCCAGATGATCTTAGATCAGCGCTGGACGCTACGTCTTGTTTCAGATCGCCACGTTGTGATTCATTTTGAGATATCACGGTGTGCGCAATATGGACAAGATAGTACCTATATTGATGCCATCTCTGACTTTAGGCGATGAGCCTAAAGATTTATACCGTCCCAAGCTTGGGTCGGCACCCACCTCTGCTTCATACGGAATTTAAACCGTATGGAGGTTTTGTTCAAGTGATCCAAATCCATTGCCTTAGGCTCTGGAAATAGACTACGAGAGTATTTGTCATACTGATCTTTGTGATCGAAAGACCTTGTCAGGTCGATCGAATCTCGAGCAGTAGACAAACACTTGAACAAAGCGGCATAACCGTCTAACTTATCATCCCTTTTGATGGGAGTAAGCGCAAGTGTTCTCGTTAAGAACCTATGCGTGCTACGGCACCACTTATGTGGCGTCATAGCGTCAAGACGACTGTGCCACCCGAACGAACCCGAATCTCGAGATACAAGTGGCAGCTCTCTTCCTAAAGAGCGTTCCACTTCATTCTTGAGCCAGGTGCTAGCAGTGTAAAGTCCCTGTAACCACATGTGGTTTGAGAGACTTATAAAGCTGGCAATAACGTTCGGACTAGCATTGGTTAGTTCTGGCCGGTGACGACAATACAATGGAGTCACGTCGACTCCCTTGTACGCATCAACACCGCAGCTTTCCTTGAAGTTTCCAGCAAGGAAGCTCTTATTCACGTTGACTTTTAAACCAACGTGTTCAAGCCAGGACACACACTGATGAGCGTATTTTGATTGTACGATGACGTCGTCACCGAACACTCGAATACGCCTAGAAGCGCGCTCAACTTTTCTGTAAGTGGGGGAAGTACCCTCACTATCCAAGATAGCTGCTATGCAAACGACCGCATAGCAGACGGACTGTACAGGAAAGGTTAAAGCGTTACCCATTCCGGCAAATTTCCCTAGTCTCAGGAGGGGTTTACCCTCAGTCTGAACGTAGGGCGATCGACAATCCATCATATGCCCGAAGAAATCGGGACTATGTCTAAACACAGACTTAACTAGCGAAATGCTAAGTAGATCTGAGGCAGACTTTAGATCGATGGTTGCCCAGTTGTCGTAGCGGGAGCCTTCCAAGGCTAAGATTTGATTCTTAGTCTGGTCGGTAAGTGCTATACAATTACGTAAAACCCGACACTCCTTGATGCTATCTCGGAGAAGGGTATTGAGCCCTTGCTGGACAAACTGTCTCAACATAGGCTCAATCGTAATAGTCCGTCTCGCAGTCGAAGACTTCGGGACAGATATTAGTTTAGCACTGCTTCTAGAGGATCCGTCTGGGAGAGCTTCTAAGAAGAACTCCGAAGGGTCTTGAGAACAAATTCTATGTCCTTGGTAAACTCGTAGCCCATGTGAGTACGCACTAGTGCGAACTCCATAGGGCTGAAGTAACCTCGTGAAAGAACTTGTTTCATGGCACGCCGGACCGGATGATTGGGTTGGAGATTTCTCTCCAATACCCCATAATCCGGATCTTCCGAGAATAGGGTCATCACGTTTGATAGCCCTATAGACCTCTTTCCATTTCTGGTTCGAGGAATAGCCTTCTTTGACGGCACCCGGCCCGTGTTTGTATCTTGCATTTTCAACATCCTTTACGTTGAGAGTGTTAAGTAACAATTTACAGACACGACCAATGAGATGATCATGCCTATCAGGCAAAGAAACCTGATCAGCCACGTCATCGCACTGGTAAAACTCGTTCACCGCTTTCGCATGAAGAAGATCTTCATTTTCAGGCGATAGTTGAGTTTTCTTATAGAGCATAAGGACGGTTCTAAGGTCCTTAATTACTCCTGGATCAGGAGTCTCTACAAGTAAGCCGGTGAGCGGATCGAAAACCTTACAGAACATACCAGAGAGAAATCTCGGGATTGTTCCCTTTGGCACCTTCTTAAAGTGCCTCGGGCAGGTAAACTTGCCAGATGACAGCCCCTGTAAAAGGGCAGCATCTAAAGCAGGTAAGGCTACAGTTAGGAAGCTGTATCCTTCGTTTTCGAACCTCTTCTCGAGCGTAACGACGTCACGCTCGAGTCCTTTCACACCAGGATTCAGCCTCTTCAAGTCAAAGAAGAGGCTTCGTAAGAGAGCTATCGGACTTTTCATCGCAACCTCTTTGAGGCATGTGATTCCGAGTCTGATCGCTTGATCCGCCGGTTAATGACCGGGGGTCGCTGGACATACTTGGAAGTATGTCCTTTGCAGATGGATAGCTACAAGCTGGGATTATGGCCAAAATAGCCAGAAGCCCAACAAACAGCCAGCCACGAAGCAAAGCAGCAACCAACAGATCCAGATAATAACCATCACGAGTTGACATTACATGTCCCCTCTTGATGAGGTTAGGACTGGAACTGAAGAAGCTTCAGCGTCGTCACTTCTGTATCGTCGCGGTAATCGGTAAGGGCCTTTGCCAACGCTACCATAGCGGTGTCATCGAACCCAAACGCGGGCCGAACGATAGTCATAGACACAGAAGCAGTTTGCTTCTTAGTCTGACCCGAAATCGGGTCGGTAGCGGTCACCACCTTCTGCATTTGAAGATAGTGTTTATCGCCACCGCCCTTCTGATAGGAATGATTCGTAATAACGGTATAACCGTTAGTAGCATCTTTCCGTTCAGAACCGTACCCGTCGTTCTTCACCAAAGCTAAGGTGAGAGCGGGGGTAGGGGATGCGGCTGTAACAGTGACTGGATCAGGCAACATAAGACGTCTCCTTGTGAAAATGTATTAGCTCTTAGGGCGAAATGCCCCTCGAGTAAGTGCAGCCTTCCTCTGTGCAAGAAGTGCACCTAGGATAGACTTCTGATAAGCCGTTAGGTTTGGCTCACAGGTAGTTTTCACATCAAGTACCGTCGCAACGTCTTTACGAATTTGACATTCGTAATTAAGAGTGCTGGAATGCACCATCGACCGGGTAGAAATGGTCGTTGTGGCCCCAACAAAATCCTCTGTGACGGTGAAACGGTCATCGACGAACGACTTTAGATCGGTGGTTAGGATTCCGGTTGTTTTAGCCGTAATCATACCCCAATTGACTAGCGTAGTGTCTCTGGCAGTGTTGTCAATAAGTTCGACATAATTGCCAAAACCAGTAAACCAGTCAATTAACCAAGTCCACGGTATCAAGTTATAGATATCCGTTGGACGAGGTACCAATCCGATCCTATCAAGAAAGTGATGGGACCGAAACGAAACCCCATTGGGTGGAGGAAAGTCAAAGGTTGCGTTAACAACTAGACGCAACTCTGTCTCTCTTTGTACCCGAGACTTGTACGTTCTACCGTACTCGTAACTGAGGTTTGAGTAGTCGAAGTCGGGGACTGTTCCAGTCTGGGCCGAGAGAATAGTTTTCTTGACCCGGAATGTAGTCGGCTTACCAGCCCTTTTGATAAGAAATTCGTATTTCTTACTCATCTTTTCTGGTAAGTTCAACAGGTCCATAGCATCCTTGTAAAGTTGTTTCCAACCGAAGTGGTACGATAAGTACTCTCCGGGAATAGTATTTGCAGCAGCTCTGAGATCAAAGATTGAATCTCGGAGATGAGGCTTACTACCCAAGGAAACAAACAACTGACGAAAACGGATTAGGGTCTCTTGTATAGAAACAATAGACCTTTGCACGTCACGCAGTTCTACAAGATTACGGAAAAGGGTAGAAGATCGCTTATTAGGCGACCATTCCTTTAGCATCCCTAGAGCTTGCTTCGCAAGAAGCGTCTCTAAGTAAGCGTATTCCGCAGTCTTAAGAGTAGACAAGGAGTTAGGAAAGAACACTGCAGCGGTCGGGTATACCTCCGAAACATAGTTATCCTCAGAACGAGCTGAATTGTTGCCGGTACCACCGACAGCAGAACAGCTTGCGCTGGGAATTCCCATGGCAGGATGGTATATATATTGGTACCGATTTTGCTGGCGCACTGTCCTAGGCGGAGAGTTAATGTACGACTTGAAATATTTCATCGTACCTTGCTCGCTACCAAGTAAGCGCGTTCGCGAAGTAGTATCCTCCATTTCATCGACAAGCGGGGGCTGAGTTGTATCAGCACCGCCAGATTTGAAATGGGCTTCGGTCATTGTAAGAGACGGAGACCAACAGACTGAGACTCCATTGAAATTGGAAGTCTGAGCCCATGAGTAACTGTCTTGACGATTCGCCCATGTTCTCTGTTGAAGAACAGAATTCATGGCGCGTTTCCTTACACGATTCGAAGGAGTTATGCGATGAGGGGCAACCTTGAAAGGGGATAATGGGTCTATAGCAAAAGCTACAGACATCATTATACTCTTTGGGATGTACTTATACGCAAAACTCTCGATACCCTCTGCAGTTTTCACAAGCGTATCATATCGATACTCATAAAACTTATGAGGATCATAATCATCTGGGAGACCCCGGGTATCAAATCCGGGGGGCCTGTCTGATTTTATCGACATGATAGCAAGTTCCCTCTACTGGTGTGAAAAGGCAAGTCTCCTTGAAATATAAGGAGAACAATAGTGGA